TCAAATAAAGGTCACTTGCACTACCTACACCGCTGTCAGGTAAAGTATTAAATGTTGTCATTAATTAATATCTCCAATATTATTGTTTTCGTACAATAACTTTCCAACCACTTTCTAAAGTGAAAGGTAGTGATGGGAACGTTGCACCATAATGTTCAAATAGTTGTGGTGTTTCTGTTGAAGATATACCACCACCAACAACCCACTCTATTGCAATATCTGGAATCGGTTTAGAATCTAAAATAACATCCGGTGAAAACGGGTTCACTTTTGCGTAAGATGTTAATAGATACATCAAACTGTTGTAACTATTCCCACTGACAGTGGATTGCCTCAACAAACCTTGATCAAATTCTTCATCTAATATATCCCTTCGTTGAGGGATTTCAGATATAGAGTCTACAACTTCCTGTTGTGCCCATACTTGTAATTCTTGTATCACTTTACGCCTCCATATTTAAATCAATGCTTTAGATACATCTGTAACTTCCCAAGGTAATGTAACTAAATTATCTGGGGTGTTTAATGGATTTTCAACTTTAAACTCAGGGTAGGTTCCAGCAGCATCGTCAAGGAATAAAGGCTCATAGTTAACACCATCCTCAGTAATATAGAAAATCTCAGGTTCTTCCCAGTAAAAGTTATTCCTTCCTTCGATTAATGAAGGTTGATAATACGCAATACCATCATCACCAATAAGGAAATCTTCAAAATTAATGCCATCTTCTGTTACTTGGAAGTTTTGGTATATAGAACCATCTTCAATTACTTGGAAGTTTTCTAAATTAGCTTGTTTTTGTTCCCATGCAAACAACATAGCATTATCAGAAACATCACTCTGAATAACCCACCTTGTTCCAGCAGGTTTTATTTCATTAAGTAGATCATAAAGCTGAGAACCTGTATTTTTCTTACCATTAAAGTATAATGTCGCAAAAGCTATTGATGATGGTGTAATATTTAGTCTATCCGACTCAGTGAAAGTTTTTATAATGTCGTAAATAGTTTGATAAGTACCATTAGAAGTACTTATTGATATCTTGAACCTAATCTCTTCTCGATACTCGTCATCACCCTTACCTAATCTTTCAACACCGATAATCATACCAATATTATCAAGTTGTACACCAACTGCAGTATCTATATCTTTAATATCAAGTATATCTAGTAAGGTATCCTCTATCTTCTGAACTTCTGAAAGGAAAAGAGTAAACAGTTTCTCAATATTCTCTTTCTCTGTTAAGTCCCAAGTTAATCTATTTAACCCTGTATCAACTACATCAATAGGAGTTATATTTGTCATCGGTATACTCCTTACAGGGAAACGGATACTCTAGAAACATCAAAATCTATACCAACATTATCCTCTACTGGAATTCTAGTTGTTACATAATCTAAAGGGTCTGGTGCAGGTAGTAATGCCTCTGTAATTGCAATCTCTACAGTAACGTCATCTAAACCTGTCACTGAATCATAGATTTTACCTGAGAATCTTTTCGGAATGATATCAACACCAACCCCAAGACTATCTCCATATTCAACAACAGTTGAGGCTATTTCAACTTCTCCATCAGAAGGAAAATCTTCCTCTGAGTAGATTGTATATGTTACATTAACCCATGCGTACTTAACTTCTGGTCTACTAAAGAATACCGCTTGGGTGTCACCATTTTGGTCAATAATATTCTTTTGTGTTGTACCATAAGTAGGTATTGCTGCAGGTTTTGTATTCCAAATAACTTCTGCAATTTCATCATCATCGCCACCAGATATATAAATTTGTATAGATTTAGGTGGTTGACCATTGACTTCTGACATGGTAATATTTTCTAATACAAATGCGGAGGTTACACCTTCAATATTAGTTAGTGAAGATTCTATTGCTGGTTTCGTTGCAGTACCGACTGAACTCTTCTGTTCTGCGATTCTTAATCTAAACTCTTCATCTGTTTCATCGTCCCTTCCTTGTTGAAAATCAACAGGGTTTGTAACACTATTTGTCCCAGAAGGTATGGATTCAAAAATAGTTAAAGTATTTGCTAGATAAGATAAATCCCCTGTTTCAATAGAGGTTGCATTTACCAAGGCTCCAACTTCAAGTATCTGTAAGTTTGCACCAACAGTAACATTTAAAGAGTTGTTCCTACTGTTATAGAAGATCCTTAGATATCCATCGGTAGTTATCTCAGAAGAGTAATTAACCTGTACGCCGATAGCATTATTAAGAGCTATCAATATCTCTTCATTTGTTGCATCTGTATCTGATGTAATAGAGTAATTAGACCCATCTATTGCTATAGTATAAGATGTATTATCCTCTAATGTCAAAACCTCTACAACAACATCATAACAACTTGTTCTATCATAATTTAAGAGGTTGTCTGTAGTGACTACACGATTCTCTACATCTTTAACTGCTGTATTCTGTGGAACTACACTACCGTTAAAACCTTTGAAAAGTAAATCTCCAGAACTTCCTGATTCTAATAAACGCTCCGAGCCAGTATATGATGCAATGTCATCCAAATTTTTACCACTTGCAGAGCGTAAAATAAACTGATCGTATACTCCTTGTGCTAAATCCCATCCAGACTCTTTTAATGCTGCTGACATAATAGCAGCTAATTGTCCGAAAACACTATCTGGTGAGGTTGGAAACTCCGTACCAAAATACTCAGGAGATCTCGCTGCTTCTAAAATTCTATTTCTTATTGTACTAAAAGTTTCTGTTACAAATCCTGTAGAAGTAACACCTGCCATCGGACTCTCCTGAATATTAAATTTGAAGTAGATGTCTACACACTATTAGCAATAGTATCTGTAAACTCCTCACCTTCTTCTGTTGTAACTTTATAATTGTAGGTATACTTTCTTGTAGCTCTATCAAATTTATAACTACTTGTTAAAGCTATTACCCAATCTTTTGATTCTATGAATTCATCTAAAACTTGTTTGATATAATTCTCTTTATTAGGAATTGAATCTGACAATAACCAAACTTGAGTTTCTTCTGTAAAGTCTTCCCCAGTATTAATATATGGAATACCAAAATCAATATCAGCAAACCATTCACCTAGGTTAATACCTAAGCCAAGCTTTAATTGTTGTTGTCTCTGTGAACCACCACTGACTGTAGATAAACCATTAGTAAGGTCTAAGTCTCCGGTTGTTAAATCTAATTTAAAATCCATTAAGCAAGTCCCACTATTATCCCATCTACAACCTGAAAAGCTTGGTTAGCTCCAATAGTTCCATTATAACCATTATCCGCATGTAGTTCAGTAGCTTGTAGATTTACATCAGAAGAAACTGTACTAGCTCCACCATACCCTGTCATTGACGTTATTTGTAATAACCCATTGATACCTACGTCACCATTAAACAAGCTTTGTGGGCTTGTGACAGTGTGTGTTGATGAGGCATTAACACTTGTCTCAGGGGATGTAATTGTATAAGAGGTACTTGCTGTATAGTTGAAAGTATTTGCAGAATTATTAACATCTTTTGCTGAGATAGTTACATCCCCAGAGGGAGTAATAACTTTTGAGTAATTATCACCTTTAAAAGTATAATTGTTAGCATCTGGTGACGAATTATTGTTTCTTGTGCCAAAACCGACTGTTGCGTAACAATCTCTTAACTCCCAACGATCCTCTTGATCAGGAAAAACCTCGGTTGCCCCATTATCTAGAAATTCGTTTAAGCTTCTGTGTGTCCAGTGTAATGTAACTAAGTTTCCCTTTTTAATCGGGTAGGTTTCTCTAAATCCACCACCTACAGGGAGTTTCACAAAGACTTTCTTAATCTGAGGAGCACTCACTGTAGTTCCATCTGGTTTTGTGAATCCAATCAATACTTGAACATCAACATGTTGCTTAGTTGTATACTCTGAAACATCTGTAACTTCTGCTGGAACCGATACTCTAATAGTTGTATCAATAATTTCACCAACTTCTTCAGCCATTCTCTGTCTAATAGAAGGGAGTGTGTTAAAAAATTTATTAGTTTGATTTAACATTACATCTCTTCCCCAACAAAAATTGTGTTGAAACTAGTATCACTTGATATCTCAAAAGAAAGCTCTGTTATTTTATAAGTACCTGATGTATCTTTACTTATCTCAGGTGGAATTGTGAAGAACTCTCCGATGTTTGCTGGAGTTAAGAATGTGTTCACTCTTACTTTCTTCTTAGTACCGTTACCACCATCTTTATCACCAAAATCATTCACTTCTTCAATGTCAATGATGTTATTATCAGATCCTTGAAAAACCCAAGTATTTTTTGCGAGTTGGTTATAATTTTGGTCAGCAGCTAGAATATTTTTCATTCTGGCAATGAATTCCCCATTGAAAAAGGAGAAGTCAAACTTATAACGTCTTGCCATACGTGTAAGTATCTCAGTAACATTACCCTCTAAGGATAAACCACCTGTCACAAACTGTGTTTTTAACTCTTCTAAAGCGAGATTACCTTTTGCTAGACCCATCATTTTAGCTAAAGCTACAACAACATCTGCAACACTATCTTTGTCAGAGAAATCTGCACTTACTGTTGTATTTTTTGTTGCTAAGCCATTATCTTCTAATCTAATTATATAATCCAGATCCCCACCAGAACGCTTAATATTCATACCTTTTACAGTGCCGTTGTAATATAAATCTAAGTCTTTCTTACTTTTGTAAGATGCTTCTATTTGTACTAAGCAACCTTCTGTGTTAAGAATGGTAATAATTTCTGGGGGTAGATTTTTAATTGTCAAGGTAGACATTTCTGATTTATCAGGAGCACCGTTGACAACACGTTTAGTTGAGAATGTAAAATTGAAACCTCTAGAAGAATTACCATCACTAGGTACATTGCTGATCATATAAGCATCAGAAGGTATTGTCTGTGATAAGGATGTTCCTGCTAAGTAGGGTGTTCTTATGTTAAGTTGGTTTTCTTTATTAAAAGCCAGTGAAAGACCACCACCAAAATCTGTGTATACACTATTGGCTTGTACACTACACTCATAAATCCAATATACTTTTTCAATCTGAGGTGTACCTATTTTTATCCGATAACGTCTGCCGAAATTCTCTGACATCTATAAATACACCTCTTGAAATTAAACGTTCTTATAAGTTGTCCATTGCGATAACTGGTATGTGTCAGTCTCTTCTTCTGTGAAATACACAAGTTGATATTGTTTACCATCGCCAAAATTATCTTTGACAACATCAGCTTTATCACCTATAGTATCAACACAGACGATTTCACCAGAGAATAAACCGTACAGCCATGTCAATGCACTGTTAGGCATCATTCTACCTAAATCTAGGAGTAATTCGGCATCTGGATTGTCTAATGGATTATTTTCACTATCGTATAGACACACTTGCCAACTTGAGACTCTTTGATTATACCTAACATGAAAATAGTACTTATTACCTTCTATTTTAAAAGAATAGACACGATCTAATATATCACCATTGACATTCAATGCAATTGTCATTAAAATTCATCCATACTATAAGTGACCATATAACCATTATAGCACAACTGTTTATATTTTTAAAGTGTTATTCATTTGTTTGTGAAAACAATTCTGATATAGACTGACCTGTTTCTCTTGCAAAAGTAGATTGTAAAACTTTAGAATTCTCTGTTGTTTTACCATTGGGTGCCCTACTTTCAGGTTCACTTAATGTCCCATCGTTTGCGGAGTTTGGATTAGTAATTGTAGTTTTTTGAACTGAAGTAGATATATCTAATTGTTGTAAACTTAAACTAACTAATAATGAATCACCATATTTAGCGTTACGTGTAATTGAGTAATCTAAAATTACAACATCTTTAGCATTACCAAAAGATAAATCTTGATTGCTATCTACATAACGAAATCTTGTTTCAGAATCCATATATTGATCCATCAACATCCTGAATTTCTGTGGATCATGTAGTGAATTACTAACCCTACTTTTAGTGGCAACAACTACCCCTTGCACACTCCACATTGGTAATCCTGCCTTATAGTGGTCAGAGATTGAGCTACCGTTAAATATTGTTGAAGTGGTGGTTGTTGCCGAACGAGTTCTTGTTATATCTGTTACAGCATCTAAACTTATACTACTTCCGTCAGATGCAAAAAGTGTAAATATTGACATTGTAATTACCTTGATAAAATTGGTAGTAACATAGAACCTGTAGCATCTTTCATACTTTCAGTATTACCTATAACCCTACCAGCTTGTTCCCCGTCGATATAAACATTACCTTCGAGTATGATCTGCTGTGGTTTACTTCCAGATAAAGAGGAAGGTAACCCATACTTACCAATTTGAGAAGGAGATTCTTTGTTAATACTCATAATGAAATTTTTAAGATTTTCAAAACTAAAACCTGTACCTTTAAGGTAATCATTTTCAACAATCTTATTCATAAGAGGGTTAGTAAATGTGGCTTCAGACTGTTTCTTAACTGCTGCCTTTTTATCATACAATTTATTTTCTGGGTCAAGTCTTGGGTCGTACATATAACCAACTTTATCCTTGAAAACAAACTTATTCAAAAGTTCTTCTAGTAATGCTAAAGCTGCCACAACTTTCATTACTGGAGCTAAGATACCTAGCATACCAACTTTAACTGCAGAGAAGAATTTATTTAAACCTGCAGCTTTACCTAAGAAAGTAAATATTGCTGCACCCAATACTGATGATACTACAAAACTAAACTTACCTGTTGCATCTGTAATAGTATCTAATATTGTACCTAAGAATCTAAGGGGAGGTGTGATAAGGTCAATACCTCTTGAAATAAGGTGGAAGACACTTCCAAGGATTTTACCGAAACTTTTAAAAAGTGGGTTTAATTCCCGTAATGACTCAGCAGAAGTATTAAATAAATCAGTCAATCCATCAGACAAACCAGATTTGAAAATAGTATCCCCTGCCTCTTGGAAACCCATAACCATTCTGTTCATTGCCACACGATTTGATTCTAAAGCTTTATTTAAACCACCGTTAGCTCTTGCAGCATCACTCATTCTCTTAGCAAAGAAAGGTAAGACTTTTGATGAAATTAGTTGTCCTTTTTGTTGAAGATCCATCATCTCCTTAACTGTACCATTTATAGATAGTCCAGCATCTTTAGCAGCCATAGCCATCAAAGGTATAGCGTTTGGTAACACCTCACCCATTTGCAACTTAAGTTCTTCTGCGGAGACAACGCCTTTAGACATCATTTGTTGCAAGGCGTTGGTTGCTCTTCCAGATTCTTCTGCGGATAAACCTAATAGTGTAGACATCTCACTTAACCCAGAGAAAGCTTTCTTGGTTTGCTCAATGGTCATATCACCTCTTGCGGCAATCATTTTAGCAAAACCTTTCGCTGATTCTTTTAAGCCTAAACCAAGCCTAAAAGCTTCATCACGAACAAATTTAAAGTTTTCTCCCGCAGCTTCTGCATTAGCACTAACAGCAAGCATTGTATTATTTACAGCTTCAAAATCTTGACCAATGCGAACAACACCAACACCTGTACCAGCCACTGCAAATGCGCTTATATAAGAACCAGCCATTTGTTTAGCTGAAGCAGAGATTCTTTGTTGAAGGAAAGATTGTTTCTGTAATTGTTTTGTTGCAAGTTTACGTGCATGAACAGCGTCCATAATGAGGTTACGTTCCTGCATTATTAACCTGTTCAACTCCCTTTGACTTTTAGCACCAGTTAGGCGTTTAGCCATATTGTATCTTGCTGTAGGATCTGCTTGTCTAATCTCCCTATTACTATTCATAGCTTTGTAGATACGTTCAGATTTATCTGCGGAGAACTTTTGTTGTCTCTCCCTTAACTTATTCTCTTCTTGTAGCTTTTTATGACGAATTTTTGCTAAATCTGATTCTCTTTTAAGTTCCTTTTTTTCACGAGATTCAATAGCCTTATCAACCATACTCTTCCCGTATTGGTCAACCTTTTCTGCAAGTTTTTGCTCTTGCTTTAATCTTTCAGCTAGTACAGATTTAGAAGCAGCATTTTGTTGTCTAATCGCCTTCTGAACAACGTTTTTACCAATATCTCCGCCAAACATACCACCCCCTGCAAAAGAATATTTGGAGCTTCTTGTAGCTCCATCATAAATCTTCTTCTGCATTCTCATCAGGCGTTTTTCTATTTTAGTAATACTTTTATAAAGCTTTACTTCATTTCCAATTTCTATACCGATATCATAATCTTGTAAATTTTCTGCCATAATATTTCCTATCTATTGGAGAATTTACTATTGTCTAGACTATCTAAAGGGTTTGGAGGCTTTTTATTCTTTTTAGCTTCCAATATTTCAGCATCTTTCTTCATAGCATTTTGTAAATCTAAAATCATATTTGATTGATTTTCTAAAGTTTTATACATATCACCATCGAAGTCATACATAAGTTCTGCTATAGATACACTACCTTTTAGGAAATCGCTGTTTGCTAGCAGTACGTATTTACATAAAATTGTTGAGTCTTCTGAGAAGTTTTCAATTTTATTTAAAACTCTGAATTCATTAGCTCTTTCAACTTTTTCTCTAGCTCTTCTTTTACGTCGACCAGATTCACTCCCATCTTGTTCAATAGGTGTTGGAACATACTCGACCGTTGTATAAAATTTACAAAGTTTTCCTTAATTAGCCAGAATGTAACTTCTAAGAGGTAATCATTTTCATCCCAAAAATCTTCAGAACATTTTATCCATTCTTGATCATCATTTTTATAAAAGACCTCTTTTAAAAGTAAGTCTCTAATTTTAACAAAATGTTCTTCTGTGAAGTTTTCATAGATAGCTTCAGCCATTGCGCTCCAAGCCATACCCACTGCACGGGCGTCTGCCGAAGTTCCCAGTGCTGTACCTAACGTCTTCATTAATTTGAAGGATTCTGTCTGAAGTGTTAAAGAGTTCAACTTTTTAGCTTTGAATGTAAACTCATCACATTCAATATCTGAAAATGTCTTCTCAATTTCAACTTTACTATGTGTTTTCATTTGTGTTCCTCTCAAAAATATTATATAGTTGGAAAAATAAAAGCTAGGAAGGATATTACTTCCTCACCTAGCTTTGGTGTTTTAATCTGAGATTAAAGGGTTATACTGTTAGATAGATGGGATTGGTTTTATATAACTATCTAGTGTAGCAAGAATGGATGCTGGATTATCTGACATAATATATGTTTCACAAACCCAAACCCATGTTTTGTCACCAGCTTCAGCCTCGAAGGAGTTAGAAGGTTGTTCTGTCAGCACAGCATTTAGTGCAACGAACGAGGCACTATCTCCGGTTGGATCGATAACAGTGAATGGAGCAAACTGTAGTGCTTCACCAAACTGCCTTTGTAACGAATATTCAAAAGAGATCACTTTATTTAAAGGTGATGTTTGTGGTAATGTAAGGGAGATTGTACATCCATTATCACTACTCTTACTAAAGGTGTAAACACCATCTGCTGAAACTGTATAGGTTACTGCTGGATTATTAGGTTCGAAGGTTAAAGAGTTCCAACCTCTGGCTAGGTCAATACCTAGCCACGTAACTTCGATTGCACCAGCCTCATAGAATAGACTCACATTTTTCTCCTATTAATTTAATGTTGCATCTTGGTAAGTAAGGACACCATCAACGATGATAGTATTAACTGCACCACTAAGATAAGCTGTGAATGAAACGTTTTGAAGAATACGATTACCTTGGTCTGCGAACGGAGTATTTTCTGGGATTGTTGTCGGTTCAAAACCAGACAGTGCACCATAATCTACCCAACGTTTAAGAACTCCATCTACAGCATTTGATACACGAGCTTTATCACCTTTGGTGAAGGAAATTTTACTATTAGTAGACACATTTAATTGTAGTGATAGTAGCGTAGTTTCAATATCATCTGTGATCGCATCTTTTACATGAATGTTATCGATCCATTCACCTGAAGCTACATTACCTTCTCGGTTGAAGGTTTTACCCCTTTCATAACCAAACCAGTTTGCATTACGTGTGATGATGTAATTTTGCATACCTGTTGAAAGTCGCTTACCTGTAGTTAAATCTGATGCAGCATCGATACCTTTTGGTAGGTCGAACTTCCAGTTAACAGTACCTGCACGATACCTACCTTTCGCACATGGAGCATAAATCTCTGAGAAGATAGTATCTGCATTATGGTGCCAACGACCTGATGTACGTGTATACCCTAATTCTACTAATTTACCTAATACATCAATTGCAGGATCTGCTAATGGTGTTAAAACGTTTGCATCTTGTACTGCAACATGATATTGTTTAGGGTAGTTACCAGACTCGGTTGACTCAATAGCTGCTGCCATTTCAAGAATGAATGTCTCTGAATGGTCTTCACATGTTAAGAAATAAAATTCATCTTCTGATTCTTCTAAAAGAGCATCAAGTAAATCTGTTGCGGATTCTGTTGATTCAAATGTTGCTATTAGATAAGAACTATCACTGACTATGTGATTTACTGCGGTGCTGTCTGCAATTTCTAGGACTGCAGCCGACCCCAACCCAACCACAGTCGCTGCTACAGCAACGCTCGAACCATCAATTGTTGAAGCTAAAGCAGTTACAATTGCTTCGGCATCATCACCTGTAGAGGATGTATATGTTGCTGTTACTGAATCTTCACCTGTTGAAACAACTAACTTATAAACTGTAACTTTACCAATGCGTTCTGCTAGTGGTGAGTATGTTGCAGTGTCGATGACCCTTCGACCTAAAATTATTTTCTCAGCACCTGCTGAAAACCCTAATCGTAATGCAGCATAAGTGTTACTATCACTTTGGATTGCTGAATTTTCACGAACCTCTTGCATAGAACCAAAAGATAATGTACGATAAGGGATATAGTTATTTGATGAAGCAAACAATACCGTTGAAAGGTCTGTACCTTGAACTACATTTGTTTGAAGGACAATGCGAGACTTAATTGAGTCTTGATATGTCGCCATATTTAATATCCTCTATAAAATTATTATGATTGTATTGACTTTTACTAGAGGTATGTTATTCTTACAGAATAATAATTCTAGAATGTAACTTTGCAAAGTTTTATTGATAGCCAATAATATTATTTTAGCACAGATCATATATATTAGCAAGAGTTGTTTATATAACTGATTGACTTTGATAAAATATAATGTTAAAACTAAACCCACCTTTTTAGGTGGGTTCTTTATTATCACATCAAATACTTGTGTCAGTTTCTCTCTCAGGAACTTCTATTGGGTTTGTATCTTCTTGATTTCTATATACATCACCAGAAAAACTTATTACATTCCACCAAGTTCCCTGAAGATCAATATGGGTACTAATAGTCGTGAACCTCATAATCATACTATGTCCATCAACCCAATCCGTTTCAACTAAAGTTGGAGTGTAATTAATACTTGTTAATACTTGGAAACCACTCTCCATCTCCGTATGCACCAAATCTTTCCACCTATCAAAATTCATACTACCGCGGATTTTCTCCAGAATAGCTTGACTATCATCTCCTGTGCAAACTAAACTTAATGCATAAGTGATATGACTAGATGTGTAGGGAACTGTTACTTCTTCCAATGTATTTGGGTCTTCAACTGTTACAAGACCTTGGTCAAGTTTATAACCAGAATTATCATCATAAGGTAATGCTGTTACTTGTATACATGGATATTGTGCGGTTGGAATTTTCTTCTGGTGAGTTGAATACACTGCTGGAATATCTGTAACTGTCCCATCGGGCTGAATCAATTTACCAAGCCTATCCCCAACCATAGCAGTGATTACCCTAACCAACGCACTTACCTTATCTCTAGTATTAAATTCAGTAATAATCATTGAGCGCCTTTACCTAGTCTAATACAGACATAATTATTGAAATCGTTGTTTATAAGTGTAAAACTTCCTTGCAGCTTATGTTTTTCACGATCATATACTGTGTAAGCAGGGGTGTTTGGTACAGTAGTTGGGTCTTCTAAATATATAATATCTGGTACACCTTCTTGTCCTGTTAAATCAGAACCTACTTGTAAATTGTACTCTGTCCTAAGTTTAATCATGTCAGAACTCTTCACACCGGAAGGAAGTGACTCTAATTCATTACCTCGTGTGTATGCTTGCCAACGACCTGAAAACTCTTCATATGTTACAATGGGTGTACCCTCTTCCCAATATCCATCAACAAACTGACCATCTGTATAAGTTATTACCTTCTTATACAAAGGTATCTCTGCTAGTAGTTTAAATGTTGCCATAAATAATTCTCTCTAAAATTTAGCTTGGTGTGACTACAACTCCATTGATACTATAGGATAAGTTAGCTCTTAAATCTCCCCAAGCCAGTAATGGGTCTGATGTATATGTAGCTCCAACACTTTCCTTATATGCAATTGTAGTATCAGCTAAAGGATATAGATGTTGTTTATTACCAAAAATAGTTCTACCATAGGCGACTAATTCTTTACCTAAACTCTCATATACAAACTGCGCTTTGATTGGTGGTGTTTTGCGATCAATGTTACTGAAATATTTTTTAAGTATATTTTTAAACTGTCTACTAGGTTTGAATAAAAAAGCTGATATAGATAACACAGGTCTTGCAGGTAAGTTATTCTTAACACTACCGCCTTCATGTATACGTATTAAATCTACGTATTTTATGGGTTTTGCATTAGGAACTTGAGTGTCGTGATACCCTTGACTTTCATAATAACCATATGATAGTTTCTGTTTACTTAATTCTTTAATCCTATGTTTCAGATTTGGTATATTGTTTTTCTTCAATTTTAATGTGATCATATTTTCACCAAATCATAACTATTGTTAACGTAGTCATAAACACCGATATCCTTATAACCCTCTGCAATCCACTATTATTAAGTTTGACATTCTCTGTCATAAACAAGATCATCATCCCTAAAATAAATGCTATACTTATTTCATCAAAATATACATATGTTATGTAGGATATCAATGGTATTTCAACAAACCATGAGAGTGTCAGTAAAAATAATATTAATATCCCAATTAGTGTGTTTACATAATCCCATTTACTAGTGAAATGGATTGTGCATAATGTTGGTATTGTTGTACAAAATAATATCGCCATAAAGTACGCATCTAAGGAAAGATACTCTTTTGCTACATCTAACATGGCATAACAAAAGAGCAAACTCGCGGCGTATATCTTCGGTCTTAATGTACCTAAAACCAACCCAAGTAGCAGTATTAGTAACAGGTAGTCCATACACCCTCAATATTATTTCTTCATTAGAATATCAAGAATCTGCTGAAGTTGGTGTTGCATAGGTGCAAGGCGTTGGTCAAGCATTTTGTTGATTGTGTCAGTATCTACTTGTTTAGCCCCTAACACTGCTACTTGATTCTCAACCTTACGTTGATGATCATCGAGTCTATCCAAATCTCTTTGCATATTGTCTAATTTTATATCTTTTGCACTCTCTATTTTTTTAAATAGATACAATACAACAGCACCTATACCTGTAAGTAAGGGTATTACTACTTTTATAATGTTAAGAAACTCAGGCATTCTATACCTCTATTATTATTAGATTTATTATATGTACATCTAAAAGCCTATACATACATAATTATAACATATTTAATCATTAACATCAATAAATATAACTGTGGTCATATACATATAAGAGAAAATATGTTAAAATAGTTTATCAAAGAATTTAGTAGGTTTAACATGACGGTAGATAGTTTTATAGGTAAAAATTTCAATATCTTTAACGGTGGTATGATTACTGTATGTGAGGGTAATAAATTAAAAGGGTGTAAAAGAAAATATATTTGTGAATGTTCTGTTTGTAGTAAGGATAAAGAGTTATTCCCTTATGGGAGTATAGTTAGCTCCAAAGGTAATCTGACAAATGGTAAGCTTCCTTGTGGTTGTGCTAAAAACCATTGTTATGACGAGCGGCAGTATAAAGTACTTATTAAAAGGGAATGTAATAAAAGAGGTTATATCTTTCATGGGTGGTTTGGAAAATATAATAAAGGGCGAACTAAATTAGATCTTGAAAATACAGAGACATGTAATAGGTGGTGCAGTTGTACTCTGAGTGCTTTTCTTTATGGTAGAGGTGACCCACAAGCGGCTAAATTGGTTAGAAAAATAAGTACAACACTACCTACAGAGAAACATATCCAAGATTTCTATAAGGTGGGTTTTACAGAGGATTATAAATTCTGGGGAAGTGACCGTGTTGATAAATCAAAACGGAAGAATCATTGGTATTATGAGTGCCCTGTATGTTCTAATGATGAGTATGTGCAAGCTGGTCTATGCTCGGGGGTTTTTGAAGGACACGTAAGTAATTTGAAGGTTGGTAAGAAATCTTGTAGATGTTCAGATAAGTACCATTGGACCCAAGAACAGAGGGAATACCAAATTAATAAAATCTGTAAGGAGGAAGGGTTAACTTTCTTAGGTTTGGTTGATGATTATAAAAATGCTTTCTCAAGTTTTAATTGGGTTTGTAAAGAAGGTCATGATAATGTAGCAACAATTAATAACTTTCTTAACCATGAGAAAAGGTGTTATACTTGCTATAAGGCAGAGCAAAAGGTGAACGGTATTGGTTATGGATATTTCCCTAACAAAATATCTGAAAAAGATTACCTATACCTGATCCACTTCAAACCTCAAAATTGTATTAAAGTTGGTCGTAGTTTTGAAATAGACCGCCGCATCAGAGAGTTACTAAAAATCTCCGATTGTAAACGTTCAGAAATTGAAGTCCTCCAAGTTCTAACTGGAACTCACCAGACAGTATATGAAATTGAGCAATGGTTACATGAAGAATTAACAGAAAGAGGTTTTTACCATGAGAAAAGTACGTGGACGGTAGAGACCTTTGAAGAAGATTGTAAAGATATTCTTTATCGTCTCTTAAAGGAAAGTAACTTACAATATGTTGAAGTATGAAACCCACTTAATAGTGGGTTCTTTTTCATTAGTTCAATGTAATAGTGAGGTTTTGAATTGTCAATGAACCTTCATTTGCAAATGTTTCTGGGTTTGTCAATGAAAATACCCCCAACAACACCCCCTCTGTGGCTGTATCGTATAAAGCAATATGTGTGACTGTGAAACCAATCGATATAATCAAATCTTCCAGACTATTACCTACCACAACACCACCTTCTGCTGTTGTGAACATAATCTGTTTACGGCCTGTTAAGATCTCATCTGACACATCTTCACTGTGTAATGCAGCAACGTAGAGTTGTGTTGTACCCACCAAGTGGTCAAGCATCTTATTACGTGCTTCAACTGTCAAACTCATTATCTAATTCCTTATAATTATTTTTGATGTGGAAGTATTGTTAAATTTATATTCTCAGAAAGTACAGTAGTTTTCCTACCACTTTCGTCGATAATGTGTAAGCAATGAAATAATTGTCCAGATTTTACACTACGTTTATCACCACGTAAATCGACAATAATCTTACCCTCTAAGGGGTTTGGGATTGTTAAATATGGACTTTCTTTCCAGATAGCTGTTAACAAAGGATCTTCAAAATCACTTGTTGTCCAAATATTATATTCGGCATGTTTTATAGAGGACAAGTCCACTGGAATTGTTTGTTCTTGATCTTCCCAAACATTCACTTCTAGTATGTAACTATCCCCGCAGACTAGCTTTTCTAAAGTAGCCATACTAACCGTTCCTCTTGAGTGTTATGTTTACAACAATCTTTCTACAGAACATACTGAAATTCTTAACAACTTTTGTTGCAAAAATATTAAATATTTTCTTAAATATAGAAAGATTATCTTCTGTTGAGTGAGTCGCTGATAAAGAAACATCAATGTTTTTAACAACTGTAGAATTTTGTTCTATATTGTAAGATGTACCCACAGAAGCTTTCTTGTTTACAACAATATCAATGTTAACAGAAGAATTTGATTCTACTGGATTTACAGACATTAAATTTTCCTTTTATTAAGGTTATGCTGATATGACATTATACCATAAAGTTAATGATTTGTATAGATTAAACTTTATTCAAAATAATCCTTGACACGCAAGCTCAAATCAACTAATCTGTACGCATCTATTGAAAAGGAGAAAATTATGACTAAGAAATTTTATTGTGAAGAATGTAAATGTGCTACTGAACATGAACGTGAATCAACAGCACATGTGTTCCATGCGATTATGACAATCCTATTCTTTGCATGGGGAATTATTTGGGCAGCTTGTTACTATGGTAAGAAATTCAAATGTACAAAATGTGATACACTACAGAAATGAGGATAAGTTATGAACAAACCAACTTGGATGCAAGGATTGCTTGATGCAGAGAAAATGTATCTTGAACATGAATATAACCAGATCCAATTATATGATTATGTGAACAGTGAAAGTGAAGTTTTATCACAAGATTATCGTTGGAATGAATGGTTGAATGGTTTTCACAGTTATATTACACATTTGAATGATTGTATGCGTAGAGGGGTAAAATTAAAATGAAATATTTAAAATTTGTATCAACATTATTGTTTGCTGTATTTCGTAAAGCAATGCCAATATGGGTAGCTTTGGTCACTTATTGTTTCGTAGGATTATCTTGGATGAACTTGCTTGGTTTTATATGGCTACTTATTGCTTATGAAACACGTAGTTATTCACGAAACACAGTTTACAACTATATCCTTGCACATCCAGAATCACAGTGGCTGAAACGTCTTTATGAACGTAACCCAACCTTTAATAATGAATTAGATGGTTATACACTCTCAGGAGGACGTACACGGGATGGTTTCATTAAATATAAGCAAGTGTATTGGTTTGAGTTTTATCCTACTCTATGGCTTCTGTGGGGCTTTGTAGATGATGATTCAAATCACGATGTTACAGACAAAGGTTTTATTGAGACAATTACATCTGGTGAACGTGAACATTGGCTTGGTAAGTACTTTATTCCTCAACTTGAGAAAGAAGTTGAATACATCAACACTAAAGAATTTGGTAACACATTTGAACTTGGTGATTATCGTAACGAAGATCGTGTGAGTATTTGGAAATGTCCTCTATCTACTTTCATTTGGGGAGTATTACGTAATGGTGCATACAATTTCAAATATTATCAATATGAGACAATTTTTGAAGAAGATTTGTTTGACACAGTGACAATCTTTGGTTATAGTTTTGGGTATAAGGCAACAGAGGTTGTTGCTGGTGAGAAAAATTATACATTGGTTGCGTTTGAGAAGGAGAAGTAATTATGAAAACTACAATTATTGTAATTGGTGTTATGACAGTATTAAGTTTATGTGGTGTAAGTTACCAAGAAGTTTTTCCAGAAAGTTATACTAATATGGTGAACATTCTTGAACAGGTAGGGATGTGATTGGTGTATCGACTTTGGTATATAAATTTATATTTATACCTGCATAAGATTGTAAATCGTATATTGTTGTAAGTGTATGAATCTAATAAGGAAACTGCATTTTGCGTATTGTAATGGTTCTATCTTTACGTTAAAACACTAAGTTATGGAGGGTGTAAATGAGGTATGTTTTAGATACTAAGGTTCCAAGAAACATAAAAGAATATAGCAAACCTATAGCAAAAGATTATTTGAACTACTTAGTTGATAATAACATAGTTACTAGTTTTACAAACTCTAGGTTGCAGATTTGTGTTGTGGCTGTATCAGTTTTTATTTATAATTCATACTTACATGCAGTGTCAAATAAAAAGAAATTCCCTGTACCACTAGACAAAAATGTTTATAGTAGAGGTTTCATTATCAATGGTAAACCTGAGAAAGATAAGGTTAGTTATGATTATACTAGAAATTTACTTGGCTATATGCAAAAAGTTGGTAACATTACGTATGAACTCGGTAAAAGAGAATGGATATCTTATGAGGTTTTTGGTAAGCATAAACTCCGCACAGAAGATACCGTAACACTAGTACATATGATAGAAGATTTTTATCAAGAAATGAAAACATTAAAAGGTGATGTTGGTTTTGTTCAAAAAAGGTCGGTAATCTCCTTGAGGGATGAAGATGGTTATCCTGTTGCGTTTACTCCAACATATTACCAATCGTACATAAGGAAGATTGTAAATAATATTAATGGAGAGGCTTTGTCCGTACCAATCGGTAAAGTAAATGATGAAGATTTTGATACCAGAATGCAACTTGAGAAAATTTGGAATGTTACCAAAGAGAGAGGTGGAAAAATGTACGCTAGTCAATTACAGAGTATGCCTAAAGCAGAAAGGAAGGTATTGACACTATATAAAGATCCCGTAGTTTGTCTAGATTATAAGTGTTTCGAAACAAGCTTACTGTACACTATGGTTGGTGAAAAACTACAAGAAGACCCATACCAAATTCATATATCTGGGTATGATGATAACCTTCTTAGAATCATAGGTAAGATGGTTATGACAAGGATTTACTACGCTAAGAGTGAGTTTGAGTTGAGGGCATCTATAAATTTTGATATAGCTAATGACTACGATTTAGATACACTGGTAAAAGAAGGTAAAATCCCTTCTCATAGAATACCTGTAGCGTATGTGGTAAATGAGCTTATGAAACGTCACGACTGTATTTCAGACTGTTTTTTCAACAAGGGAGATGTAGATCCGGCAAATCTTGGGTCTTTGGTTATTGATTATATTATGGATTATATGATTCAAAACCACTCTGAGGTTGTAATCCCAGTTTATGATGAGATTATATGTAGACAACAATTTGAGAGTATTGTGAGAGATGTAATGAAAGAAGCATATGTTCATGTTGTAGGTAGTAATATGAATTGTCAAATAGAAAAGGCTTAATATGGAGTAAACCAATGCTAAAACAAACAGGAACTCCGCTTCCATACTCTAAGTGGAAAGAGGAACTTTTGAAGGAAGATAAATATTACTGGTATGGAGAAGTTTTTCGTCCACCAGAAGCGTATTCACAATTGTACCAAATTTATTTGAATAGTTTTAAGGAGGATAAATAATGACTATAGAAGAACATAAACAAATCATTCAGAATTTTCTAAACTGTTGCATCTTTGAAACACAAGGAAAACCTGTCACACATGAAGACTTAGCAACATTGTTAGATTTTTACTTCAATGGTGATGAGATGTACTGTAATAACTTAACATACTTTAAAAATAACCATTGACACAAGAATCCTCTTCGACTAAGATTACCAACGTTGAAGGGGATTTTTATTTATGCGGAGGAAACTATGAATAATTACTATAAATACGAAATTGTTTCAAA